ATTGCTGATGGTTTTGCTTCCTTACAGGAATACTATGAGTCTAACTACGTGGAGCTACTTACGTTCTACGGAGACATCTATGACAACGACTCAGGGGTCTTCCATAAGAACCGTGTCATTACTGTTGTTGATCGTGCTTACGTTCTGCTCAACGAACAGAACCCTAGCTGGTTAGGTAAGGCTCCTGTCTTCCATGCTGGTTGGCGTGAACGCCCTGACAACCTGTATGCCATGGGACCACTGGACAACCTCGTAGGTATGCAGTACCGCATTGACCACTTGGAGAACCTCAAGGCTGATGTGTTCGATCAGATTGCCTACCCCATCATGAAGATCCGTGGGGATGTAGAGGACTTTGACTTCGAACCTGGCTCTCGTATTTACTTGGGTGAAGAGGGTGACGTAGGTTACCTAGCACCAGATGCCACAGCCCTTAACGCTGACTTCCAGATCCAGAACCTAGAGAACAAAATGGAGATGCTTGCAGGTGCTCCTCGTGAGGCTATGGGTATCCGTAGTGCTGGTGAGAAGACAGCCTTTGAGGTTAACCAGCTTATGACTGCTGCTGGTCGTATCTTCCAACACAAGACAGCACACTTTGAACGTGTGTTCCTTGAGCCTATCCTTAACTCCATGCTTGAGGCATCACGCCGTAACATGGATTATGCTGACACCATTCGTATCCTTAACGAAGACACAGGCATTGCCTTCTTTGAGCAGATCACTAAGGAAGACATTAAGGCTAATGGTAAGATCGTTCCCATGGGTGCTCGTCACTTTGCTGAACGTGCTAACCGTGTGCAGAGCCTGACGCAACTCTACCAGCTTAAGTTGTCAGATCCTACTATGGCTGCTCACTTGTCAGGTAAAGAGTTTGCTCGTTTGTTGGCTGACGAACTAGGTGAACCAGCACTGTTCGCAGAGAATGTAACCGTCATCGAGCAGATGGAAACTCAGAAGATTGCTACTGAGGCACAAGTCCAGTTCGAAGAAGAACAACAGATTGCCATCGAGAAGGGTCTCTAAATGAAGGCCGCATGGTACAAAGAATGCAAGACGAAGGACGACAAGAATAAGGTACGACAGACCATCTTGTCAAATAGGGAAAGCCTAGATCGTCTCAAAGAAATCCTAGAGCCTATGCTCAAGGACACACCACCAACAGCCGATTACGATAGTCCATCTTGGGCATTCAAGCAGGCTGATCGGATTGGTTTTAACAGAGCACTAAACCAAGTGCTTGATCTCATCAACTTAGACAAGGAATAAACAATGGTATTTACTGACGGGGCTGCAACCACACAGACCGAACAGACCAGTGAGCAGACAACACAAGAAACCCAACCACAGGAATCTTATGTACAGAAGCTCGTAGAGGCAAAGGGAGAGAACTGGAAAGACCCTGAGACTTTAGCTAAAGGTAAACTCGAAGCAGACGGTTATATTAAAACTCTTGAAGAGCAACTTAACCAAATGCGTGAGGATATGAAGAAGCAAGAGTATCAAGCCCAAGTTCTTGAACAACTCCAGAATAAGGCCGCTGACTCTACCGCAGCGAAGACTGGAGCGCCTAATGATAACGGTAACACTGAGGAACAGAACACCACTGCGAACCTTAGTGAGGAACACTTGAAGAGCCTTGTTGAACAGACACTAACGCAGCGTGAGAAAGATACTACTATACAGCAGAATCTAACTCAGGTTGACAAGAGTTTGGTTGAGAGTTTCGGCACAGAAGCCGCAGCTGTCGTCAAGAAGAAAGCAGAAGAACTAGGTATGTCAATGGATCGTTTACGTGATATTGCTGCTGAGTCCCCTAACGCCTTCTTTACTCTTATCGGTGAAGCACCACGAGCCTTAAACAATCCCATGGTACAAGGCTCAGTACGAACTGAAGGTGTCAATATGCAAGTCTCGGCAGAACGTAATTGGGCATACTACCAGAAGCTCCGCCGAGAGAATCCTAATGAATACTATCAACCAAAAACACAGCAGATGCTTATGGCAGATAAAGTGAAGATGGGCGATAGGTTCGGTAATAACTAAAACTCTCTTAGAAAAGGACTAGCACAATGGCTGGTATGATCTCCTCCAACGCTGACACACAGCGTTTAATCCGTGCAGAGGTTTACTCCTCTGAGCTTAAAGACATCCTCCGTGATGAAATGCAAGCACAGCGTTATGTACGTATGCTTGATGGATTCCCAGACGGTGACACATTCACTATCCCAACCATCGGTAAGACAACTGTATCTGACTACACAGAAGATGCACAAGTTGCCTACGTTCCTATGGACACAGCTGAGTTCTCCTTCACTGTAGACAAGTACCTCCAGTCGGGTTCTTACATCACCAAGAAGGCCGCACAGGACTCTTTCTACAGCGCACAGCTTGAGGCACGTTTCGTTCCTGAGCAAGAACGTGCGATCATGGAGCACTTCGAATCAACTACTTTTGCTGCTCCTGAAGTAGGTGTTACAGCTAACTCCGCAGAAACTCTGGACGGTGTTGCTCACCGTGTATCTGGCGGTAACGCTGGTGTACTGCAATTGGAAGACTTCGCATGGGCACGTTATGCCTTGAAGAAATCCAATGTACCTGATCGTAACTTGGTTGCTATTGTTGATCCATCTGTTGAGTACCAACTGAACACCCTGACTAACTTGGTCAATGTGTCAAACAACCCAATGTTTGAAGGTATTGTTCGTGATGGTGTTGCGACTGGTATGCGTTTTGTAGCCAACGTCTATGGCTTCGATGTATACACATCCAACTACTTGAAGACAACTGTTGCTGACTCTGCTCTCTTGGAAAAAGATGGCACAACAGCTAACGACTTCTCTGTAAACAACGGTGTTGCAAACTTGTTCTTCTCCGCAGATGCGACTGCTAACCCATTCGTGGGTGCATGGCGTCAAATGCCTGAGGTTGACTATGAGTACAACAAAGACTTCCAGCGTCACGAGTATGTAACTACTGCTCGTTACGGTGTTAAGAAGTACCGCCCAGAAGGTATCGTTACAATCGTAACTAACCCTGCTGTGTAAGACTAACGGGGTGTCCCTCCGGGGGCACCTCACTTTTCTATTGACAGAAGTTATTTGTTAGTGTATAATAAATTAAACCTTGGCAGGGGCAATAGTATATATCCCTATAGGAGCTACGATGGCTAACGTAAATCACTCAACACTCACAGATCCATACCTACATGAACCTAAGGGCATTGCTACCGCTGGTACAGGTCAGGTATACGTAGCTAATGGCACAGGGTCAGGCACATGGGTAGAGAACCACCGCTTCATCGGTGCGTATATTCCCTTTGATGCCACCACACCTGCATACTCCCATAGTGCTACTACTTCGGCTACCGTTATTAACCCAACATTCACAGTAGCAGAGTCTAATGGCTTTACTGGTACTTCTAGCCCTAACGCTAGACTTACGTACACAGGAACAGAAAACATCAGTGCACACCTAGTCCTCACGTTGTCCACTAAGCAAGCCTCTGGTACGAGCAGAGACGTACAGTGGATCATCTACAAGAATGGTGTTGAGCTTCCTGGTTCACGGACTATCCGCACGATTAGCTCAGGGTCATGGGGAAGTATCTCAGTCTCAGGTTATACGTCACTCAGCACCAATGACTACATAGAAGTATTCTCTTTGGCTGATACTGCTGCTACGGTACAATACGCCTCAGGCTTCTTGTCAATCATGGGGGTTCCTGAGTAATGAAACGTACACTCCTTGAGATGGTCCAAAGTATTCTGAGTGACATGGACTCAGAGGATGTTAACGCCATTAGTGAAACCATTGAGGCCCAGCAAGTAGCCTCCGTTATTGAGGACACATACTACAACATTGTGTCAGCACGGGACATCCCTGAGCATAGGCAGCTACTCAAGTTAACTTCGTTATCAGACAGCACCAGACCTACTCATTTCAAATACCCAAGTAATGTTAAGCAGATCGAGAACTTATCATACAACACAGCTGTCACAGGCTCAAACTATGCTGAAGTCTACTACGTTAATCCATTAGAGTTTATTGTTAAGATGGATGAGTCCTCTGATGCGTCAGAGAAGATAGCAGACAAACAAGGTAACACAGATATTTTTGTTACTAACAACGTAGCACCTTCGTATTACACTTCTTTTGATGACGAACATATTGTTATGAATGCCTACAATAGTTCTATTGAATCAATCCTACAGGCTGACAAGACTAGAGCCTACGGTACTGTCTACCCTGCGTTTACCATCAGTGATTCCTTCGAGCCTGACCTTGATGACAACATGCTGCCCTACCTATTGGCAGAGGCTAAATCTACCTGCTTCTCTTTGTTTAAGAGTGGGTCAGATCCTAAAGTAGAACAGTCTGCAAGACGCCTTAAGTCGTATGTCCAGAACGACATGCACAAAACAAAACAAGCAAACAAGAAGCCAGTCTACGGGAGACGTTAATGGTTGAGTTCATAGAAGATACAGCAAACCAGCACTGTATCTGCAAGACAGACAAACTAAAATGCAACATCATTATCGAAAAAGAAATAGGCGGGTTTAGGTTCTTTATTATTAAGGTTGATGCAGGTCAGGTTCCAAGGGAACTAAGCGGTCGTTACACATCAATGCCAGAGGCTAAGAAAGCTGTAGGCAACTACCTTAGGAAGAAGAAGGAATCCCCTACTGTCCGTAGAGATAACTTCGCCAAGAAGTTTGATGAACGTAAGAAAGTAAAAGATGCCACAGAGCTTAAACCAAAAGACAGTTAATAACTTTGTCAAGGGTCTTATTACTGAGGCTGCTGAGTTAACATTCCCTGACGGTGCTTCCGTTGATGAGCTTAACTGTGACCTTCGGCGTGATGGTTCCAGACGCAGGCGTGAGGGTGTAGCCTTAGAAGATAGCTATACTTTGTCATCGTTCACCATTACGAATGACGAATTGGTTAACACAGGGAACTGGGTAAACGTAGGTGGTAACGCCTCCCTTGAGTTCTTGGTCATCCAAAAGGGTAATAAGCTGTACTTCTACAACAAGGCTGACCTGCCATATTCCTCTCAGGCAGAGAGCTTTAGTGTTAGCCTGTCGTCTTATGAGTTCTCTGGTTCTATTGGTGCTAACAATGCCAAGTGTCAGTTCGCAAGCATCAACGGCACACTTGTGGTCTCCTCAGAGGCTATCAACACCATTGTTATTACATATACTGGTTCTAACATAACAGTAGCTTCTATCGCCTTTAAGACACGTGACTTTGAGTGGCAGGGTAATGTAGACGACTACTCAGAAGCAGATGCAACTCCATCGGCTGAACGTACTTATGACGCAAAGAATACAGGCTGGGGTCAAAGCGGTGGTCCTGCTGACTTTACCAAACCTCTAACTCACCCTTGGTACGCAGGTAAAGACTCTGATGGTAACTATGACTCAGCGGAATGGGACAAGGTTTTTGCGGGTACTACACTAACAGGTAATGGTCACTTCATCCTTGACTTCTTTAACAAGGTCCGTAGTGGTTTAACAACAGAGACAGAAACATCACGATTCAAGTCTGTGGCTTCTTTCTCAGGCCGTGTGTTCTACGCAGGTCTTACCAGTGCTAAGAATGCAGGTACAATTCTCTTCTCCCGTTTGGTAGAGGACGAAGCAGACCTAGGTAAGTGTTACCAACAGAATGACCCTACCGCTGAATACTTGTCAGACCTAGTGGCTACTGATGGTGGTTTTATTAACATCCCTGACGCAGTTAACATTCAGTTACTCTACCCTTTCCGTTCTTCTCTCTTTGTCTTCGCAGAGAATGGCGTATGGCAGATCACAGGTGTAGATGGCATCTTCTCGGCTACAGCCTACGGTGTTAACCGTGTGTCTAACATAGGTCTCCTTAACCCTCAGGCTTTCGTTCAGGCTGAGGGTCTTCCTTTTTGGTGGTCTCGTTTTGGTATTCATACGCTTACCATTGATGAGGTGTCAGGACAGGGTTCAGAACAGAACATCACGATCTCTACTATCCAAAGTTTCTGGGATAAAATATCTACTACAGCTAAATCTAAAGTAACAAGTATCTACGATAGTATCAACAAGAAGATCTACTGGGCTTATCCTGACAACGATGAGACTATTGAGTCTAAGCTAAACAACATCCTTATCCTTGACCTTACTCTGTCGGCATTCTACCCTTGGAAGATCTCTGACCAAGTGTCTAACACAAGCTCTGTTGTTGGTTTGTCATTCTACTCAGGCTTTGGTGCCACGGAACTTGCCCTAGATGTCATTACTTCTGCTGGTGACGATGTTGTCACATCCGCAGGTGATGACGTTATTAACACTCAGATCTCAGACTTTACCACAGGTGACCCAGCCCTTGTGTTGTTGGTTCGTGATGGTGCTACTAACAAGTTGACCATGGCTAAGTTCTCAGACGCAGGGTTCCTAGACTGGGGTGACACCGACTACACATCCTTTGCTGAGACAGGCTATGACTTCATTGGTGACTTGATCGTTAAGAAGAACGCACCTTATATTGCTGTGTACTCACGCTTGACAGAGCAGGGCTTTACTGGTAACGAGGTGGACGGGTACGAATCAATCAGACCATCCTCATTACTTGTGTCAACAGCATGGGACTTCAACTCTAACTTTGGCTCTCCTCAAGAGGCCTACAGGTTTAAGCACCCCATCGTTGTAGACCCTGACAACTTGTCAAACTTTAATTACCCTGAGGACGTTATCATAACTAGGCTTAAAGTCAGAGGCCATGGTCGCTCCATGCGGATTAAGTATGAGAGCACCCAAGGCAAAGACTTTATTCTCCTAGGCTGGGGTCTGGTCCAAGGAAGAAACAACAGGTTCTAATGTCAGAATACGTAATACGTAACGCAACAGAAGCAGACACCTTAGACATAGTACTAGCAGTTAAGCAGTTCTGCAAAGAGATACCCCACCCAGCTTGGGGTAAGTTTGAGGCTACTAAGGTAAAAGACTTGGTCTCTAGCTTAATCGAGAGTGAAGCTGGTTTTGTCAAGGTGGTGGTTTCTGACGAAGAAATAGTAGGTGCTTTAATAGCGTGTGCTACACCACTCACCATCAACTCTTTTATCTTTGCCCAAGAATTAATGTTTTGGTTAGACTCAGACCATCGTAATGGCAAGACATCACCTAAGCTAATAGACTCATACGTTGAATGGGCCACAAGGATTGGCTGTAACTATATCAGACTATCAACACTTGACGAATTACTAGACAG